CAGCATAGTTGGAGGACTTCCTTGTCCTGGGCTAACCGTTACCCTATCAAGTTAACGGTGGTTAGGTGTCCATACCTAACCAAACCCTCCCGGCTTGCGCCGGTCGCCAGATCAGTCGCTTCCCACCCGGGGACGACGACCGACCGATAAGTGTAAGGATTGTCCCTCGATCTGAGTGACATCTTACCGTTCCGCAAGTTTCCTCTCAAACCGCACAACATTGCTGCTGCAGGGTTTGATCCGATATCCTGGAATTCCTTATCCAGGAACGTGAACCCCCAAACCCACGTCAATTCGACGGCACGAACTTTATAACAAGAGTACAGAAACCCTTGTGCGTTCGTATCGCGATTGAGCACTCTCCGCACGCCATTTTGTAGCGAGAAGGAAAGAGGAGCCCTTATGCCAGAATCGTGATTCTCCCATATTGGGACGAAACACGCCTTGCGACCAACCACCCGAAGGAGGATAGCCACAGTTCTTGCACAGGCAATACCGGTCCTTTCAGACCAGTCGTTGATCAGGTTGATCAGCGTGAACTTGTCCTGCAAGCGTTTTAACGACTTACAGTATACGCCGCGTACGTTGACACCATCATGGTAGTCAGCGCCGCAACTTTCCCTAAAACGTCCATACACATCAGTGTATGTTTTATCACTGTTAGGTATGAATCCCAGCGCCTCCAAAGTTTCCAATACAAGATTGGTCGCTTCGGCAACGCAAATGATATCATCCCCAAAGACACCGTAATTTCCGAGACTAGGGCCGTTAGGCCTGCGGATCGGAATACTTTTTACGGTATACACAGCGCGTACTAAACTGGCGAAGATGGCTGTTTGTAATGGAAAAGTATAGCCATTACCCATCGACGACAGCATATGAAGCTCTACCGATGTATTATCAGGTAGCTCTGTGTGCGTAGAACGCGTCATCTTCAACCAACCAACCACTTCTTTTGGAAGAAGTAAGTCAACTAGCTGAAGACTCACAGAGTCAGACGCAGAAGACAAGTCAATTGTGGCGTAACTGCCATCTAGACTGCCCCTACGAGCAAGCTCTCTATTTCTATCAGGTTGGAGCACTTCTCCATATTTTATTATGGAAGAGTAGTCAAGCGTTTTGCGCTCAACCGGCTCGGGCCCGCTTTTATAGCGAATCCCGAACCGCGTTGCTAATGCCTGTTCGATAATAGAGCCGATACCCTTCTGGAACATCATGTTCAGCAAAGGTTCGGTACATATGGTACGAGAAACGTCCCGGTTCTTCGGAACTGTGGAAAGTTTACTTCCTAGCACAACTAAGGGGCCTCCAGCAATAGAACGGCGTGTAATTTCAGCGTCGTTCCAAGTGGGGGAACCCTTAGTCCAGCCCTCGTAGAGCTGATATAATCCAAGAGAAGTTGTCGACATAGGACCAACACCCAATTTATGATAGGGTGTCACTCCAGTTGCCGAAACGGATGCTCCAGGTCCAACGTCAATCCCCGAAAGGATAGACGTCGCCGAAACGATGCAATCGACGGGACTTCTAAAGAAGAATCGGTAAAGATCCTCCTTCATCTCATCAACTACATGTTGTACGGCTGAAGACATCTTGCCCTTATCCAGAACTAGACTTCCCATCCTTTGATTTACATCAAGGAATTTCTGAATAGCCAACTGGTCCGCCAGATCCGATGATTCGTCTTCGAATTTCTTCGAAAATGAATTATACATTGCGTGGCATTGGATGTCACGCATGCTCGCATCTGGGGGAAGGACCTTCATTGTCATGAGGTCCATTCGGGTATGATCTCTAAGATCGTGTACTAGTGCACGAGAAAGAACAGAGATTAAAGTGCTCATCTGCTTCCGCTCCAACTTATATGACAATCGTCAATATTTACCAAAAGAAGTTTACAAGATGCCTGTCACGACAACGTCGCCGATACCTGCACTTTGCTGGGCAAGAAGCCCTAAGTGCATCGACAACGCCGCGCGGACAGAATTGGCATCTGCGGTATCCGACCCTGCCGGCACGTCGATCGTCGTTGTGATGATCATCATGCTGGAAGGTTGGCCCGCCAACGGGATAACACCCTTCCGGGTGATTACCTTCGTTGTATTCTTTGGTACGTTTTTTACGACGCCCGTAGTTGGATTGGGAGAAGGCAGAGTACGCATTACTTTCGGACGTATGCAGGTACCCGTGAAGGGACTGCTGATCGAATGAGCAACAACTCCAGTTTGTGTGCCGCCTAATGCGGTCACAGCAAACTGTTTGCCGTTGATATCCGGTGCTACATCCGTAGCCAATGTGTATGTCGGGCTTGTTAAGCCAGTCTGCGCAGCACCTGTGATAGGTGTTGAAGGGTTAAAGGCCATAGGAATGTTTCCTAGGAAAGTTGTTGAAAAACCACACTCTAAAGAGGAGTGGACATTCGGTTTTGAAGCTTGGTTGCAGAAGCCAATAACGCCGCCATGTTTATCCATTTTGTAGAGCCTCCTGGAAGGGAGATCTCGAAAACGGGGACTAGCGAATCGATAGAGGCCTCACGCTTGAAGCTCTTGTGAACGGCTTTCGCCGAACCAGGACTACCTCCACCCGACCATCCTTGCTCCGGATCGAACACAGGGTAACCTGTGACGTTCGAGTAAGACTCTTGCACCGTGGACTTATAAGCCCACTGAATGCTTGAACGGTCGAAAAAGGTGGCTTCGAGAATGTCACCAATATTCACGAAATAATCAGAGAGAAAGCTGTAAGGAAGTAAATTCCAAACAGTAGGAACGAACTCTTCCAGTTTAAAACCGAAGAGATCACGTGCATTAGTAAGGGTCGGGCCATTGGCTTGCGCTATAACGCGCCCCTTAATATATACTGCGGATCTCTTAATGGTTCGATTCTGGCCGACGATCGTTGCCCCCGAAATACCGGGATAGTTGCCATTAATGGCGACTACAGTGCTTTCCTCTGACCTACCGGCACCACTAACTGATGTATAACGGGTCTTCCCGTTGATCAGCTCGTTGAGCGCTTCCGCGCCCGCAATGGTGTCTGAGATGAGCGGAGACCAGCCATAGCTATATTCTAGCCAAAGCGAAGCCAAGTCCGCATTCATCTTGTCAATACACGTCGATCTCCACCTGGAGCGATTTCTCGCAATGCAATATCGGGACTGCCGTTTCTGTACGGTAGTTAACCAATCTTGCAATCCAAGTCTAAACCCACGTGCAGGGTGCCGTATCATGTTGAGCGTCTCTCTAAGTTCACCGAGGAAAACTCCACCAGAGATGGTGTTGTAGCCACGTTTAACGTCAGAGATGAAGCTCATCTTCGCCGCATTATCAGCAGCGACGGTAGTCTGTAACCCAGGGACAGATGGAAGAGGAAGGTACATACCCAGAAAAGTTCTGGTTACCGTACCCTTCGGCCTAGGAGGATCCCAACATTGCGCTTGCGCAGTGGTAAGACCGACCTTGATGTCGATATCCTTCTCCACCCGTGTATAATCCGAAGCAGCATTCATTCCATTCTTAATTAACCTTTTGTAACCCGGAACGGGACCGCCAGACTTAGTAACACCTAGCCCAGAAGGGCCGAGTACACGAGTTTGACTTTTATAGTCCAGATTCGGAAAACAAGGGTTGATGGTCTGTTCGATTTTAATATAATCGGCAGTTCTTGGACTGAATGTTGACATACGGGTTTTCCTTGGGGCAATCGCCCTGTGCGATTGAATTATACCAACGGCCATGACAACCTAATTGGTCGAGATTTTAGTGTGAGGGCCTTCTCGAAGGACCCTAGAGGGGGATTGGTTCCCCC